CCGGTGCTCGGGTGCGCTGACCACGATCCGGTCGGCCATCATCTACCGGACCACCACGGGTACCAACGTTCTCGTCGCGCCCGACGACCCGACCTTCGTGCCGGCCACCGGCGTGGTCACGATCCCGTCCGAGACCGGCGTCGTGTACAAGAACGCGGACACCAACGCCACGCTCACCGCGGGCGCGCAGACCGCTCTGGCGGCCGGCGAAACCCTCAACGTTCTCGCGGTGCCGGCTTCCGGTTACTACTTCGAGAACAACATCGACGACGAGTGGTCCTTCACCCGTCCGGCTGCGTGATAGTCGGACCTCGCCATGGCAAGATTTCGCGGTGAGGTCGGCTACGTTGAAGAGTCTGTAGAAACCGCTCCTGGAGTTTTCGAGAATCAGATCATCGAGAAGACATATTCTGGTGATGTGATACGTAACACTCGGAAACTCCAGGACGGCGGAAAGGTGAACGACGATATTTCCGTGCAGAACTCGATCAGTGTCGTAGCCGACGAGTACGCCGGCGAACATTTCTTTGCCATTCGGTATGTCCGTTGGGCGGGGGCGCTGTGGAAAGTCACAGACGTTGAAGTGCAGCACCCTCGCCTGGTGTTGAGGCTGGGAGAACTCTACAATGGGCCAACGGCTTGACCTGCAGGCTCTGCTGGAGAGCCTTCTCGGTTCTTCCGCCGTATATTTCCAGCCTCCTCCGAACACGACGATGACGTACCCATGCATCGTCTATCAACGTGACAATGCGATCACGGAGTTCGCCGACAACACTCCACACCGTTACACGCAGCGGTACCAGGTGACTTTGATTGGACGAGATCCAGATAACCCCGTTCTTGAGAAGATTGCCGCGTTGCCCATGTGTCTGTTCAACAGATATTTTGCGGCAAACAATCTGAACCACGACGTCTTCGTTCTGTACTACTGAAGAAGGAGCTTCAACCATGACCCGAGTGGTCTGGGACAAGGTCGGTGAACGCCGTTTCGAGACGGGTGTCGACCGTGGTGTCCTGTACCTCCAGAACAACGCCGGCGACTACATCAGCGGCTTCGCGTGGAACGGTCTGACCACCGTCACGGAGTCCCCTTCGGGTGCTGAGCCCCAGCCGCAATACGCGGACAACATCAAGTACGTGGTCCTCTACTCGTACGAGGATTTCGGCGGCACCATCGAGGCGTTCACGTACCCCGACGAGTTCGCTCAGTGCGACGGAACGGCTCAGCCGACCGCCGGCGTGTCTGTGGGGCAGCAGCCGCGCAAGCCGTTCGGTTTCTCGTACCGGACGCTGGTCGGTAACGACGTCGAGGGCCTCGAACACGGCTACAAGGTGCACCTGGTCTGGGGTGCCGTGGCTTCGCCGTCGGAGAAGGCGTACGGCACCGTGAACGACTCGCCGGAGGCGCTCGCCTTCAGCTGGGACTTCACCACCACGCCGATCTCGGTCACCGGTCTCAAGCCGACGTCGTACATCTGCATCGACTCGACCCGGGTGGACGCCACCGCGCTGGCCAACCTCGAGGACGTGCTGTACGGCACCGTGGGCGTTGACCCGGCCCTGCCGACGCCGGACTACGTGCTCTCGCTGTTCTCGGGTACGGTCACCGCCGTCACCCCGACGATGCCGACGTACGACGCTGGCACCGACATCATCACGATCCCCACCGTCACCGGCGTCGAGTACCTGGTGGACGACGAGGTCGTTCCGTCGGGTGCCTTCGGCCCGATCACGGCCAACACGATCGTTCGGGCTCGTCCGACGGCCGGTCACGTCTTCACGGCCGGCTCGGACGACGACTGGCTGATCGTCTTCGCCTAGTAGGAAGGAGAACCAGAGAATGCTCTCGATCCGAGTCGCAATGGAAGACGAAAAGTTCGACGAAGACAAGCAAGAATTCGTCGAAGGCCACGTCTTCGTCTTGGAGCTGGAGCATTCTCTGGTCTCTCTGTCAAAATGGGAGTCAAAGTTCAAGAAACCGTTCTTGAAAGAGGACGAGAAGACTGACGAAGAGACTCTCTGGTACATCGAGGCAATGTCGTTGAACCCCTATGTTCCTCCGGAGGTTTTCGCCAGACTCTCCCAAGAGAACGTGGATGACATCAACGCCTACATCACGGATAAGATGACGGCGACGTGGTTCAATGACAAGAAATCGCCTCCAGCTCGAGACATCATCACAGCCGAGATCATCTACTATTGGATGATTTCGTTGAACATCCCATTCGAGTGTCAGAATTGGCACCTGAATCGCTTGCTCACGCTCATCAAGGTATGCAACGAGAAGAATGCACCGCCGAAGAAGATGAGTAAGCAAGAGATCGCTGCTCGAAATCGTCGATTGAATGCGGAACGCCGAGCCAAGTACGGAACATCCGGATGAAAGGAGGGTTGAGACGTGGCACGACTTGTCTGGGGTGAAATTGGAGAACGATTCTTCGAGACCGGCGTCGATCGAGGCGTTTTGTTTCTCGAAAGTCGACCCGGCGTGGTGTGGAATGGCTTGACCTCCGTCTCCGAGACACCTTCTGGTGGAGATTCGCAGTCATACTACATCGACGGAATCAAATACCAGAATGTTTCCAACGCTGAGGACTTCGAAGGCACCATCGAGGCGTTCACGTACCCCGACGAGTTCGCCGAGTGCGAAGGCGTGATTGCTGCGTTCAGTGGTTTGTTCCTGACCAACCAAGGACGCAAGCCGTTCGGCCTCACCTACCGAACGCTGGTCGGAAATGACATTCAAGGCGTTGACAAGGGATACAAGATCCATATCCTGTACAACGTTCTGGCTGAGCCGACCTCACGAAGCAACTCGACGATGGATGACAGTCCGAATCCGCAGAATTTCAGCTGGAAAATCACCACGCTTCCACCGCCGATCGTCGGATATCGTCGAACTGCGCATATCATCATCGATTCCAGAGTGACAGATCCTCTGGCATTGACGGCGATCGAGAATGTTCTGTATGGAACAGAGTCGTTGACCTCTCGACTCCCTCTTCCGGCAGAAATCTTCACCATATTTGAGACCAACAGTTCGTTTGTGGTTGTCGACAATGGTGATGGCACTTTCACCGCTACCGGTACCGACTTCGAGGTGTACATGTCGGGTACCGACGAGTTCACCATCGATACTCCGTCTGCAGTCTTCATTGATGCGGATTCGTACACGCTGACTTCACCGTAGGAGGCTCTTCATGGCCGTGGTCACTGGGCTAACCGCCACGAGGATGCTCGCTATCGAAGCGGCCTCCGTCGTGAGTGGAACTGTCGACAACGGAACCGGACATCTTCTTCTGACGACCCACGACGGAACCGTCATCGACGCCGGCTACGTGCTCGGTACGGTAGTTGACGCCACCGATACGCTCAAAGGTATCGTCGAGCTCGCCACCAACGCCGAAACTTCCGCGGGCACCGACGCTACTCGGGCAGTTACACCGGCTGGTCTCGCCTCAGTGCTGAGTGGAAAACAGGCTGCTGACACTGATCTGACGACCATTGCCGGATTGACTCCGACGAACGACGACGTCCTACAGTACAAGACCGGCGCTTGGGCGAACCGCACTATGGCGCAGTTGAAGACGGATCTGGCGATCGCGCAGTCGGACGTGAGCGGATTGGTGACTGCGCTTTCGGGGAAGCAGGCTTCAGATTCCGATCTGACCGCCATCGCTGCCTTGACACCGACGAACAACGACACCATGCAGTACATCAGTGGTGCGTGGACCAACCGTACGCCGGCTCAGGTGAAGACGACCCTCGCAATTGCCGAGAGCGACGTCACGAACTTGGTGTCAGATCTCGCTGCGAAGGCTCCATTGGCGAGTCCTACACTCACCGGCACTGTGACGTTGTCCGGTCGCCAGGTGATCACCCCGGATGCAATCGCCATATCTGGCGGCAACGCCTCGATCGATGCTTCCACTGGAAATGTGTTCGATATCGCGGCGACAGCAAACTTCACGTTGGCCAACCCGACGAACCCGACGAACGGTCAGGTTATCCATTTGCGGATCACACAAGACGCCACCGGAAACCGAACGATGACGTTGGGTACTGCTTGGAGCGCGGGACCGGTCACGACGACGTTGTCTACGGCCGCCAACAAAATCGATCACCTCGTTGCGATGTACCACTCCGGTTCCAGTAAGTGGCACATCACCGGCTTCCTGGCCGGGTACTGATGACGAGGACAACGCCGACTTTTGTCGCCGAATATGAGTCGGCATGGAATACAAGCGGCGGTTCAAAGGTCGTTACTCCGACGATTTCTCCTGGCGATACGTTGATCATCGGTGGTATGACCGCTAATGATACGACGAATATCAACACGCCAACGGATAATCTCGGGACGCATCTGACGTACAACCTTCTGCAAAGCATCGTACTGACCGACTACTGCGTTCTGAAATTGTGGAGCGCACAAGTTGCTGCTCAGTCTGGATCGTTCAGTTTGACGATGACACCAACAACCGGTGTGGACGATTACGGACTTAACTGTCTCCGCTTTAGCGGCGTGAGCAGTATCGGCAACAGTAACAAAGCCAACGCAGAAGTTTCCTCCGGCGGACAAAACCTGAGCTTCACAACGTCTGCCGAAAACAGCTTGGTTGTCGTTTTCGCTGCCGACTGGACTGCGGATCCCGGAAGCCCAGCGTGGCGAACCGTGAACGGGTTCCAGCCCAACACCACAAACGGTGCTCGAGTCACATGGCAGAGCATTTCAGCGGTCTATGCCGTCCATGGTGCATATTACGTGGACACAGGTGCCGCGGGAACGAATTCCTACGGGGCGTCAACTCCGGTTGATCAGAAGTACTCGATCGCTGCAGTTGAACTCGTCGGTCCCACGGTTGGTGGCGGGGGCGGTGGCCTCAGCGTGGCAGGTTTCTTCGACGGCATCTGATATTCGAAGGGAGTCTACGTGATTGGTTTCACCTCGTCTGGCTAGATCGGAAGAG